GTGTTGCCATACTTAGCCATCACATCATAAGGAACCTTAGCCATCTTACTTACCCTTCTTCATCTTGGAGAGCGTCTGAGCAAGTCTGGCTCTCTGACCCATCTTACCCGGCTTCTTAGCAGCCTTAGCAAGTTTACCCTTAGGGATGTTCTTGCCTTCCTTAGCACCAAGAGCCTTACGCAATGCACCGGGCTTCTTGATAGCGTCCTTAATCCAGTTCTTCTTAGCCATGTTACTTCTTGCCTTTCTTCTTCTTAGCAATACCAGCCTGAGACAGGGCAATAGCAATGGCTTGCTTCTGGCTCTTGACTACGGGAGCCTTCTTTGGTCCCTTGGGATTAACACCACCATGCAATGTACCAGTCTTCCACTCGTGCATCACCTTGGCAACTTTCTTTGTCTGTGCTTTAGTAGGTTTCTTAGCCATTGTGTAACCTCACCATTTAACCTTGTCTGCCCAATAGGCTGCACTCATCTTCCCCTTGGCAATGTTCTTTGCATGACGGGCTTTGAATGCTTCCCTGCGTTTACGATAAGCCTCAGACTCACCAGCTTTCTTAGGTGAACCTGTGACACCTTGCTGACCAAACCTGATCAGTTTAACCTTATTACCCTCTTTGGCTAGGACAGCATGAGACTTCCCAGCTTGGGGTGTACGCTTGGGCTTGTTATACCCAGCAAACTTCTCACCACGATATTCTATTGTCATTGTTGACTCATGAATGTTTTAAGACTTGACTGAACATTGATACCAACCAGACCTCTCCATGTACTCTGGAGTGCTCTGCCAACAAACTGTGTCTGACCAGAAGACAGATCACCAAGGAGATCACGCCCTGTTCTCTTGGTGTAATCGTGCTGGGCCAAGTACCATGCAGCCCTGTCCTGACTCTTGGGGGAGAAGTCAGTAAGATCAGAGTACTTCTCTTTCAGGTGATCCCATGTAGTGGCTGTGATCTGATATCTGCCAGCAGCAGTAGAAGGACCAGAAGCAGTCCTCATACCCACCACTCGGGGGTGTTCAGCATAAGATTCAAAGCTACCGGGAGCACCGGGAACAGCCTTACCCTTACCCACGATCACGTTATAGTCACCACCAGATTCAACTCTGGCAATAAGGTTAAGCAAAGCTTGACCCGGAGCAGGGATAGTTGTATCATTCACCTTGCTAGACACACGGACAATATCTGTGATTGTCTTGTCTGGAACAGTGACAGGCATATCCGAGTTAGGGTTCTGGTTAAGAGTAACCACAACTTCTTCAGGAGTCTTACCAAGCTGATCAGCAGCAAACTCTACTTGCTTCGAGATTACACTCGCATCAGGAGCCGGAACATCAATCGGCTGTACAATACTCGGAGCTTCGTTCTGTACTTCTGAGACGATTGGAGCAAAGATACCGGGCATTACTGTGCTCCTTGTTCAGGCTGAACCCTAGTCCCATAGGCAGGAAGTCTGCTAATTCTATCAGCCAAGTAGACCTGACCAGAGAACTCAGAGTTTCTGATACTTTCAGGAAGCTTACCCATCTGCTGATACAGGATGTTAAGAGCTTTGACATGATCAGAGATCTCACCGTATCTACCAGAGGTAAGATTGAACAGGCCCATGTAGGATTCGAGAACCTTGTACGGATCTGTTTCCATCTTGGTTGTAGTAGCACCACCTCTGGGACCACCGACAACAGAACCAGAAGCAGCAATCATGGCTCTCTTAAGATCAGGATCTGTCTTGACAGCCATCTCGTTAAGTTTGAGAACAACCTGACCCTTGTCAAGAACAACCTCGAACGGATTAAGACCGGGGGCTGTGATAGTGGCAAGGTTAGCAGTCAGAGAGTCAACCTGTTTGTTGATCTCGTCCTGTGCATACTTATGAGCTTGCTTGTACAGATGTTCACCAGTAGTGGGAGAAGCCTTAGCAACAGCATCCATAATTGAGAAAGCCTTGGCACCAAAGATATCCTGCACATCCTTAGAGCTAGAGTACGAAGACTGAGGTCTGTCAATCAGTGTCAGGTAGCTATAGCCAAGGGTATCAGCAATACCGATAGCATGTTCAGATGTCTTAACCTTCTCAGGTGCGGTAGAGTTAAGGACAAACAGGCCAGCCTTAATCTGACTCTTCTTCCATTCACCACCCTGCTGAGACACCAAAGAGATAGCATCCTTAGCAAACTCAGGAAGAACCTTGGCTCTGTCCTCAATAGAGAGGTTGTCCACAGGTGTAGCATTAGTCATACCCTGATCCCCTTCAGGAGCAGCATACGCATTGTTAGTCATAGACGGTGCAACAATATAAGAATTCAGTTTAGCCATCTGGTTAGGATCAGCATCCATCATCTTTATCAGAATCTGAGACTTGGCGTTCTGATCAGACATAGCCATTCTGATAAGAGGATCTTTGATGTTAAGCATAAACCTAGCAGCATCATCCTTAGACAGATTACTGGCAGCGTTCTGGAGTGTAGTCTGATTTGTCTCAAGCTGTGTGATAAGGCTATCAAACTGTACAAGAGCGGGCTTAAGGGAATACTTACCTTCAGACTCCGTAACACCAGCCTTAGCCTTGGTTTGCATAAATGAAGCTTCAAGGTTAGCCCTTTCAGACTTTAGGCCATTGATCATTGTCTGCACATCCAGAGTAGTTCCCTGACCAGACATGACCTGTTGCATAACAGGAGCAGAAGTAACCTTGGTAAAGATGTCATTCGACTTGGCAATCATGGCAGGAAGAAGTTCATTTTCCCATGCAACTTCAGCAGTCTTGTCACCGATAGTAACCTGTCTAGTAACTCTGTCTTCTGTAGCCTTTTCTTGGCTATACTTGAAGGCAGACTCAGCCATAGCAGTCTGGAACAAAGTCTCATCCATCGTACCGTCAGGTCTTTTAGCATGAGAAGCAGCAACAGCAGCAGCGGTCTGACCTTCAGCAGTCTTAGCAAAGTCGTTGATAATACCTTCTTGAATAGACAGGGGAGAACCAGTGGGGAGAGAAACACCACGCATCTGTTCATAGATACCCTTGATCTCTGACTGGTACTGGGGCATAGTAGCCAAAGCGTTCTTATACGCTGCCCTCATGTACACATCCTTCTTGGTAGGATCTTCGATCTGATCAATCCTAGCCAAGTCTTGTGAGAATGGATTTAGATAAGAGGCAGCAACACTCTTCTCTGTAGGCTTCGCAGCCTCAGGGAACATAGAAGAAACTGCACTGGCAAGGTTAGAATAGTTGATAGGATCGGGCGCGTAAGGACGCACATCAGATGCACCAATATCAACACCAACATCAGGGGCAAAAGCATTAGCCATTATTCATTAACTCCCGTTCCTTGTACTTTCTGTAGTTGTCTAATCAAAGTAGAGTGACCATTGTTAAGACCATTCTTAACTACTCTGTCTGAGAATTCGATAAGAGAAGCCTTGGTATACGCCTCAACTTGTTGTCTCTGGGCAAATGTAAGAGGAGCCTTAAGAGCAGCAATCTCGTTAGCAAACTCTTGAGCAGTGGTTACTTCATTATTAACCATAGCTTCCCACATGTGGGTATTGAGTTCTCTGATCCTATTCGAGACTTCCTGAACCATTGTCTTGTCATCCTTCAGAATCTCATTGACATCATACTGAAGCTCAACAGCCTGAAGTTTAGCACCAAGAGCATTGAGTACAGCAGCCTCAGGACTAAGGTTAGAAGCCTGAACCTCACCTCTCTTGGAGACATACTCACCTGTCTGGAGAATCCATCTGGCCCTAGCCACCTTGTCCCATGTGTTGATATTACGCAGAACCTTGTTAAAGTCTGTGGCAGCAATATTCCAGTTACCAGAGATAACAGACTGAACAAGACCAAGGGCAGCCGAGGCAGAGTCAACAGCAACCTTACCAGAAGGACCACCGATAGTTTCCACAAAGGAGTTAGTAGTCAGGTTGCTATAAAGGTCAACCATGCCTTCACCAACAGCCAAGCGTCCACCAAAGCCTGTCTGAACACCAGTCATCTCAGAGACGAGGAAGTCAAGCACACCATATCTAAGCAAGGTGTAGACTTCGGGGTCCATCTCAACGCTATACTTATCAATGGCAGAGTTCATAAACCCACCAAGACCCCAACCAGCAGCCCCATAGAAAGCAAGTTGACCAAGACCCAATCTAATCTTCTCAGGAACAGTAAGGTTTCTGGAGAAGAAAAGGTTCTCAATCATTCTGGCATTGTACGACAGCCATTGTGTAGGAACAGAAAGGATACCCTTCTGCCAACCAGCAGCAGAGGCAGAGGTCATGTTCATCGTCAAAGCATCTGCTCTGTGTGTGATGAACTCATCCATCATACGGAAGCCTTCTTCTGTAGTCACATCAAGAGTAGGGAACTTAAGCCTGAACTCACGATATGCCACATTGTTAGCCATCAGACGGACAGTACGTTCACCTTCATTGAAGAACACACGGCCCTTGGTTCTGAGTCTTTGTACAGTACCCATGCCCATATCGTATGCACCGTTGATTTCCTGAACAGTCTGGTCAATCTGAAATCTGCCAGATCTGTCCATGTAGGTAATCATCTCATCCCACTCTTGTTCAGTCATCCCAATCATCTTACCAACTCGCTTACCGATAGCCTTACGAGTGGCTGAGTTGGTCATGGCAATACGCATGGGAAGATAAGACAGTGCAGCCATAGAGCCAAACTTGGGAGAGACAGAAATAATAGCAGAAGCACCAGAAGACTGAACAATCAACTGGTCAATGTTGAACAGTCCAAGCTTCAGGTCAAAGGCAAAGCCACGAAGAGCAATAGTCGGGTCGAAAGACATCTTATCAAAGACATCAAGCTTACCACCTGTCTTGTCAAAGATATACTGGGCAAGTTGGTTTGTTCTTCTTTCCCAAGCCTTGGCGAAAGCACTCTTCTCTTCCATACGGGCAATGATAGTCTTCTGCTCACGAGCAAACTTCTCGCCTTCCTTGGTAGCAGTATTGAATTCAGCCTTCTTAAGTCTCTGGTAAAGACCCATCTTGCTGATCTCACCCTTATTAATGATGTACTTTTCACCACCCTTAAGCAGACCTTCAGTAGCATTCTTAAGATAGGATCTTTGAGCAAGATAGTTGACACCTCTGGAGAAATCGCGTTCAATCGCGGTTAGAGGATTGATCATCTTGAACGAACCACCACCATATCCAAAGAGGATCTTGTCTCTGAAAGCGGAGGTCGGGTTGGAGTTAAGCTCATACAGATCACGATAGGTAGTTGCACCACCGTGCTGAAAATAATCCAAGCCACCGATACCAATCTTGCTAATTTCATCATTTGCGCCGACAACCTTAACGTCATTAAGGCTCATACCAGCATCATCCATGAACTTGAGGAAGTCATCCACAGTTTCCACGGAAGGATTGAAACCATTGTTGGCTCTGATGACATTGGTAATTTCTTCAGTATTCTTAATAACAGAAGCTGAAACTTTACCTGTTGTCTCACCAACACTGGCTCTGATAGCCTTAAGGATATTATTGATTTCGGTTGCAGACTTTGTAGCTTCTTTAACTGTACGTGCAGCAACCAGTGTTTTGGCTCTTGCACTAAAGGCAAGTCCATTTACTTCCCTCATGGCTCCTTCTTGAACCACAAGGTTAGAGATATTAGCTGTACCTCTGGAGCCACCGGGCTGATACCCAAAGACATCCGAATGGAACAGTCTTCTGGAAGATCTAAGATCACCAGTTACATAAAAAGCAATCTCATCACCAACCTTGACGCCTTCAACATCTTGAAAGATCTTACGAGTGCCGATATTCTTGATATCAAGCAGAGTGCCTGTATCAACATCATAGACTTTCTTGATTTCAGTAGGGATACGGAATCTTTCCACAGCCCTGAGTTTTCTATTGGCAAGCTTGTTAAAAGAACCAACAAACATATTCTGGTCTGTGGCCTTCTTCAGGAACTTATCAGCCCTGACAAGCCAAGCAGTTTCATTCAGCTTATTCGAAGAGACATAAGCATCAAGAATATTCTGGTCAGCCTCACGCCCAGTGATGTTGTAGAACTTGTCCTTAAACTCATTCAGAGTATACCACTCTCTACGATAAGAATCCTTACCATCTCTAAGCTCAGACAGGATAGAGTCAATTGTATTGACATCCTTTCTGCTAACCTTCTTATAAATAGCTGCATGTTTAGCCCCGATATCCTGAAGGACTGTACCAATTCGGGATGTACCACGCTTGAGCAGGGTATTCAAAGATTGAGAAGATGTAGCCTCAGGAGAAGCAATAGCATCGAACAAGAACGAATTGAGATCTTCCGCTTCTGTAGCTTTACCCACATTCTTTAGGGAAAGATTTCTGGAGATTTCAACAACATACCCATCACCTTCAGCCATGACCTTGCCACCAAAGTTCAAGGCAAAGCGTTCAGCATTGAAGTAATCAACAAACGGAGTACCAGTATCCTTACCAAGCTTTACTGTAATATCATAGTTATCAAGACCAATATTGGTCCTGTCCACGTTCATCACATGAGCCTTGGTAGTCTTACTAATGTTTGTAACAAATCTATTGACAGCCTCGTCAACACCTTCTTTAGTCACATACTGACCGCTGAAAGCTTTCTCAAGGGCTGTTGTGTATTCATTAGTTGTTTCATAGTTCAGCACAGGATTAACTGTGGGATATGTTCTGTCAAGAGAACTTGTAACAGCAACACGGTTCATACCGGGAGCAGCATGACGAGCAAGTTCTGTGGCTGTCTCATCATTATTCAAGGCTGCTCTAACAACTGTATCTGATGTAGAAGGAGCAATAGCCTTAACAGCATCAACAGAATCTCTGGCAGTAACCATCAAGGCTGTCTGAGATGTCTCACCAAGAAGCATACCAGTCTTAGGGAGAGCTTTGGCAACACCCTTCAGGGGAGCTTCTACAAGTTTACCAGCACCAAGGGTAGCCAAGTCAAGAGCAGACCACCAACCTTCATACTCAGCTTTACCCTGATAGGTAATAGCATGGAGTTCATTAGACATGAGCATAGAGTTATCACCAATGATACCCATATCCTTAGCATTAAGGGCAATTGACTTGGCAATCTCACGCTTCTTGTTCATATCAGGTTCAGCAGCCATCCTAGAGATAGCATCCTCACCTCTACCCTTCTTCATCTGGAAGAAGTTTTCAATTGTACCAATCGTGGCCTCACGAGCCATCATGCCAAAGAAGGACATAACAGAACCAGCAACACCTTCATCAGGGGTAACTCTGGAGAACTCCTCACGCAGGATCTGCATATCAATAGCTCTACGGTCTACCTTCGAGTACGGGTCAACAATAACCTTTTCGGCCACATCAGTAGCCGTACCAGACGTAGCCAGAGTTTGCATATTGCTCTGATAATTGTTGATAGCATCAATAGCATCAGGCACACTGATCTGCTTAGAGTACATATCATCAATGTTCTTCTCAGTGACAACAGGAGTAGTCACAGAGGGAGGAATAACAGAGTTAGCCCCATCCATATCAACCTTTTTCTTAAGGTCAGTATACGGAATGGAGTCTCTCTGAGAATACCTCTCAGCAACATCAGTCAAGAACCTGTTCGAGTCCTGTATCTTTTGATCAAGTTCTTCCGTTGTGGGGAAGTAGTTTACAGGTGCATCTTCAGGTCTAGGTGGGAAAAGACTATTTGCCATTATTAACTACCAAAGATGCTCTTATACGGGGAAGATACACTACCCTGAGGAAGTGACTTAAAGAATGAGCTAAAGACATCACTCGCACCTGTCAGAGCAGAAGACATAGAAGTCGCATTAGAAGCAACAATATTCTGTCTTGTGATAGCCCTAGAGATATCCCCAGTTGTTTGCTGGAAGCCAAGCTGTGCCTGTTGCTGATTAGTAAGACCAGACAAACCACCAGCCAAAGCAGAGCTACCCAGTGCCCCATAAGCAGCACCAAAGTTTACTGTCTCGCCTCTGGCAATAGCTGTTTCTCTCAGAAGCTTTCTACGAGCGCGAGCATCAGCCAATTCCTGTGCTCTCTGCTGGAGCTTCAAAGCCTTTGCCTGTGCATCAGCAGCCTTCTTTTGCTGAAAGTAGCTCAGAGCACCAAGAACAAGTCCACCAACTGCCGCCATTTTATACTTCCTTCCAATGTACCACTTCTTGTGGTGTATACTTTAATCGTGATAGTACTTTATCAAAACTCTTAGGACTTAGGTTAGAGAAAGATGACAAGGTAATCATCTCTGCTTTCTTATACTCAGCCCAAGACTCAAGGGCTTTTAGCATATCCAAACTATGGTTTCTGCAATCAGGGTCAATCCAGATTGTCAGACATACTGCCACTTTCGTATGATGAAAGTAAAGTTCATCTATTACAGCTAGGATAAAGCCCCTTGGGTTGTCCTCAGGATCTACCAGAATGATACCAGAGTAGGTATCGTTAGCCAAAGCAACATCAAAAATATCTTTAATCTTGTCTTCTTGAAAAGGTTTACCGGGTATTACAGTCTCAACCAGTTTCTTAGAAGCTGCCACAATGTAGGGATAGTCTCTATCTTTTACATAGCGGATATTAAAATCTTGGGTTCGCGGCAACGATTGTCTCCCAACCAAGCAGATAGAAGTCCTTGCCTTGTTCACTTTCGAAACGCAAACGAAGAACTCTACCCTTGCCCCTAATCTTTGTTCTACTTACAATTGTATCATAAGGATAGTTAAATGTCAAGTTGCCCGGATCAGGAATAGGATAATTTACCAAACGGTAAACTTGCATAGACTCAGACCATCTAGAACTCTGGGAACTAAGATCCCACTTGACAGTCAGGAAACAGGAAGATGGATAGTCAGGTTCATATTCATCATCCACCAGCACAAAGTTCTGTTCTGTTCTCTGGAGGTATGTGGTAATATACGGGGATTGTTTCTTCAGAGAAGCATCACCCATAAAGTCATAACCTGTCTCAGCATAAGACGAGTAATCTGCTGAACCCCAATCAAGGAAGTCAGTTCCAGTGAACTCAGCAACTGTCAGCTTATTGTTAGCCGTTTTGACAAGAAACTTAATATCAGATGAAACAAGACCAGATTCAGCCGAGAGTGTCTGCACAACTGTGTTAGAAGAGGCATCAATAACCTGATTTGTCCCTGCCAGAATATTGTACTCTGTCTGAGTAGAACCAAATCCAGACAGGAAGAAGCCACCCATCAAGTAAGGTGTAGTCCCTGTTGTATCTGAAATTCTCCACGGGAAGAAAGCCTCAAGCTCCAAGTCAAGGATAAGCATCTCATTAAACTTATGAGCCACTGTTTCAGTAGAAGAGGGGAACATCCAATACACACGCTTCCCAATTCTGTCAAAGACAGCAGTAGCCTCAAGTTTCTTGTTATTGGGGATATCATCAAAGTACGTCTTGATAGGGGCAGAGATAATCTGTACTGTTTCTTCCTCAAGCTTAGTAAACTTGATAGTATAGATACCAGAAGTATCCCAGAAGATCGGAGTACCCATAGCGTTGACCAGAGTACGGGGAGAATACAGACCAAAGTTACTCAGCTTCTTGACATAGAACTCATTGGCCTTGAAGATCTGATCAACACCACCGACAACCCAAATACCGTTTTGGGCAAAGACAAGAAGAACAGCACCTGTGGAGAACAAGGCTCTGATGTTAGAAGCTTCAGGAATGATAAGATAACCACCGTCAGAAGCAACTACACCAGCAGTGTCTTCAGAGGTAGGATCGGCAATCTGATAGCACTTTCCATAATCTGTTTCATCTTCAATAACCTTGGAGTAGAAGACTTTACCACCATTGGCAGAAGAGTCTAGACCAGCATACCACACACGCCCAGCGTAAGCAGCAGTAGCTCTAAATCTGGCATTTTCTGTGACAGTGGTAAGACCTGTGATACCAGAAATACCAGATCTATTCTTTGAGAAGAAGTCAAGAATGTAATGCCCATTAGCAGCAAGGGTATTACCAGCATCAATCTTCTGAAATGTGGGGATATCCTGTTGTCCCTTTGAATCCTTACCAATCCACCACGAAGCATTTCTGGGAGGATAGTTAGAAGCATTAGCATCCCAGTATTCAAATGCTGTGCCAGCCTGACCATTGTTATCAGAAGACCAACCCATGTTATACAGATCATACTTGTAATTCAAGAAGTCTGTAGAAGAGGTAGATCCACCAAGATCAGAGATATCAGGAGTTGAATCAGATGCAACAGTTCCTGTATAAAGATACTCAAGATCTCTTACGTTAATTGTAATAGCAGTAACAGTAATACTATCTGTGCTAGAAGTATACTTAACCCTCAAGGGACTGATAGCCGGAGAAGTAATAATCAAGTAGCCGTTGATGGAGGCTGTAGAGATAGGTTCATCAGCAGCATCGTAGTCATTGGCAACGTCATAATCGTACAGATTGATGGTGAAAGACTTCTCAGAAGCAGAGATAGCCTGAACAGACTTCTCAAAGAAGTAAAGCATATTCTTATGCTGAACAATAAGGAACTCAACGCCAGAAAGGCCGGACACGTTGTACCACGTTTCCGAGTGTACAAAGTCGCCAGCCGTTACAGTAAATGAGCTATTTTGAAAGTTGTCTTCGTAGTTAAGTGCCTTGCGTCTACGTCTGGCACCGTTCTTCAGAAGGTCACAATTAAGTTCGTCAGAAGAAGCATTCTCAGGAAACGTCATAGCAGAGGCTTCAGTGAAAAGCCCCTTAACAAACGTATTAGTTACTTTCTGACTGTACCTTTGCGGCATTCGGCTTCACCTTCAAAGTTGGAGTAGGCGTATCTTTATACTTGTCTTCCCATTCTTTTTCCTTGGTAGGCTTAGAATGCTCTACCCAGTACTTAAGACTATCTAATGCAGCTTTTCTAGAAGTATACGAACCAGAAAGTTCATTAGGAACAGGGGCGTTAGAACCATCATACTTGATCTTAAACATTGAGAACCCATCATCGGGTCTATAGATCTGAAAAGGATTCATTCTCTTATCAGTTGTGATAGTCAGGGTCAGACCATCTTCACTTTCACTTACGTCCATAATCATTCCTTATGTTAGCTTGCTTAACCTTCCAACGGTCATTGCGAAGGAAGTATCTGTGCTTACGTGCGAACTGTTCAACCTTGGCATCAGGACCACCCTTGAACATAGAGAAGCATCTGCTCTTGCACTCAGCGATATAATAGGGGAAGATAGTGTCATCAATATCAGGGACAGCACTATCTTCCACCGTAAAGGTAGGGTACTTAGTCCCGATTACCAGTGTCTTAGAAGTCTGAAGGGTAGTATCTACCGTAGCCTTATAAGAGTCGAAGCACACATATCTATCATCCAGCAAGGTATAATAGTTAGGCATAGCATCGTTAATAATCGGAAGAGAAATACCAGAAGTTGGGTCAGCGACAAGGATTACGTTGGATGCAGAGGAAGTCCTGTCGAGAATCTTCGCCACAAACTCATCAGGTTCAAGATAAGGAATAAGCTTATACTCAACTTCTCCTGAAGTCTCGCTGACATTATAGCGCACCTCCTGAATATTTGTTAGACTATTGGCGTCCATAAAATTAGGACGAGAGGAGTCACCCAAGCCTGTAAGCGTGAGCAACTCTTTATGTTCGGGAAGATCAACAGTGTTAATAATATCAAAAAAGACAGACTGACAGACTTGAGCAATCTGTTCAGACTCTACAGTATCGGAAATCGAGTTCACCTCGTCCGAGTCCATATCGTTCATAATGTCTTGAACGATCTCCAGAAGTGTCTTTTTAATTGTAGCCATTATCTAGCCCTATGAATACGAGCAGAAGTTGCGGAGATATCAATGATATTGGCTGTACCTGTATCTGTTTCCATAGACATTCTGGCACCGTATGTTGCCATATTGCTATTCACAGGAAGAACAAAAGCTTGATTCACAAGCTGACCAGCACCCTTATCAAGGGAGACATAAGTTTCAGCAATAGATGTACCCCAAGTCACACCATCTGTAGAGGTGTTGAAACGAATACCAATAACTTTAGGGGTACCAGAAGTTGAATAAACTTGGAAACCAACATCAATAAGGTAAAGACTTCCAATTGCATCAAACAAGAAAGTCTCAGTAGAAAGGTTCATCAAAGATGTTGTAGTACCAGCATAGTTAATTGGAAGCTGTGTTACTGTATCATCTGTGGTAAAAGGAATGAGAACGTAAGAAGTACTAATAGCAAGACCAGTTGTACCTGTATACGTTGTATTTGTATACTTACCCCAGCCAGTACCCGGAAGTCTATTAGCATTTGTCCAAGTACCAGAACCAGATCCGTTAGAGCGATAGACCTGATCTGCACCAGCAGCAGCAATGCCCTTGGGTTCATGCAGATTGGGATCTGTCAAAGTAGAATGTTGAACATTAGCCATGAATATTTCCTATATCAACCGGGCCAACCAATAATAGTATTATACCATAAAACCTAAGGTTGTCAAGGGGGAACCACAAAGATTCCCCCTCAACACTAACAATTAGATGTAGCGAACGATCAGCTTGCCAGCACCCGCAGTCACCGTGCCACCCTTTGTGGTGTACACGTAAGCATTGGCAGAGCCAACATTTGTGTACACACCAGAGGAAGCAGCGGCGAGGGCACCATCACACAGAAGGCTCTTTGTACCAGCCAGATTGGCCTGAGTACCGAGAGTTGTGGAGAGGATACCGTCAGCGTCAATCACGGTGCCATCCTTCTGGGCCAGACCAATCATCAGCGTACCAGAAGTACCAGCCATAGCGGTAGTAACCTTCAGGTAAGCATTGATAATGGTAGAACCAGCAGGGATGAAAGCCTCGTGACCATCCGCAGCAGCGGTGATGTTTGTGGTCATGTCAGTGATATCAAGGACCAGTTCCTTAACAGCACCATCGGTTTCCACGCCAGCACCAGTCTGACCAGCCTCAGGGTTCTTAAAACGAACCTCAAGACCATCACTATTTGTCCAATCAGCCATAGTTTATTCTCCTTTAATTATAAGATTAAACAGACGGATTCGACAGAACTGTCACAAGGTTTTCCGGGCGATACAGCTTGACGCCGTAACGAGCAGTCGTCACGAACTCTGTACGCTGGAAGTCCTTGTTGTACTCAGTATCCACCTCAGGCATCTGTCTCCAAGCACCAATGAACGGAGTCACTGTCGAGTCAGCCGAGAAGAAGATGTTGGCCTTGAAGCCAGCAGCGTTCACAGACTCAAGAGTTTCCGAGGAAATGGTAGCCAGACGCTGCGAGGTGTACACATCGAAGCCGTACACGTTACGGACGAAGCGCATACCAGTGGCAATACCGCTGGACACGATACCTTCAAACATCGGGTTATTGCTGATGTTCGACAGGTTCGTGGCTGTTTCAATCGTGTAAGCCACAGACGGGTCCACGATAGCCACACGGTTATTAGCCGACACGTTGGCCTTGTTCAGCGACAGGTTAGCACGAGCGAAGTCGTTCACGCTAATCACGTTAGACGAACCTGTAGCCACATAACGATGCTTGGCACCATTGATGAGGTTAGTATCAGCGGCAGTCTGCTGCGACTGAAGGCCGAGGATAGCTTCCTCAACATGCTCCATAATCGCACGTTCCTGCTTCGGCACGAAGGACGAGATGAGTTCGTTCATGTAGAACGCATCCTGTTCCGCCTTCTTGGTCACGTATGTACCAGACGAGAGGTACTCAGTGATCTGGAAGGTGAACTGCCCAGTGTCGAGGGGACGATACTTAACAGCCTGATCTTCGCTATAGTCATCGACATACGCCTGACCGATAGACGGGATCTTGAACGTATCACCATCGGGGAATTCCGACAGCCAACGCACGTACTTAGTAGCCTGAAGTTCATCAAGCAGGATCTCCTTAAGCTCGCGGGACCAAACCTCTGCGCGAGTAAGGAGAGAAACATTACCAGTTGTCATACCAGACATTGTATTCTCCTATTAAAGTTAAGATTTGTAGAACTTCTCACCAAGTCTAAGTCTATCTTCCATCAGCAAACGCTGAGTTTTAGGAGAATAATACAGAGACTTGTTTTCCTTACGCATCTTCTGATAATAGTCAAACGTCCTATCAGAAGTGTTTGAAGTAAGGCTATCTTGTCTTACAGAACCCTCCATAGCTACCTTTTCGGTAGGCTTTTTAGGAGAACCTGTGACAAGCTGAAGGAAAGCAGTGGGGCTTTCAGCAGCAATTTCTTTAAGTCTCTCCACAGAAAAACCAAGTTCCTGTGCCTTAGACTTAACCACCTCACCAGCCTTATCACCGTATTGAGCAATCATGGCTTCATTAGCTGTAGCCACATTTTGTTCAAAGGTGCGGGCCTTTTCCTTCTTAGTAATAGCCTGTTCTACAAGGGCTTCGATATCCATCTCGCGGTTCTGAGTGGTGTTCTCAGTAGCAGAGGTTCTGGATTGAGTGGGTTCTTCAGTTTTGGTTGTACCAGAATCAACCCCCTTGTTCTGAAGTGTCTCAAGAAGTGTCTTAGCGTACTCCTGCTTCTTTACTTCCTCTCTGAGTTCATTCAGAGTGCTGGTAATTTCAGCAATGTGACGATCAGACTCAAGTTTTCCCTTGGCGAGAGCCTCAAGATCCCTGAACTTCTTTCCTTCACCCACCAACTGTTCGACATAAGAAGAGTTTGTCTCTGTAGTAGTCGTTTCAGTTGTAGCAGTATCCGTGGTCGCGGAGTTAAAAACGTCAGTCATTTATCTTCCTTCATGTTTATCAGGTTAATTACCTCGGTCAAGGCTCTATCATAACCATTTCTATCTGCTTGCCTAAAAGCCCATGAAGGGTTATCGTAGTCAGTGGATAGAACCACCTCGGTCTTCTTTTCCTGCAAAATTTGTTCTAGTCTTTCCAGTACATCTCTTGCAGAACGAACTTGTTTCTTAAAGTCTTCCTGTTTGTCTTTAGGAAGATTATTAAACCATGAAAGTTTCATCAGATTCCTTGTTCAGCAGCGATCACATCTTCTTCTTGTGCCAACAGAGAGGCTTCCTTAGCCACCTTCTGTGTCTCCATAGCTTCGAAGACAGCCACATTGTTAGAGAACAGAGCCTTCTCACCCAGTTCTTCAGACATGATACGGGCAAATTCCTTACCACTCATATGTGCAGCAACTGTCTGATCAGCCATCTTCAAAGACCAGAGTTGCTGAAGATTCTGCACACGCTGTGCTCTCTCAGCAAAATGTCTAGCACCCATCGGGACAATCTTACCCTTAGCTGTTATGTCTTCCTTTGTAATAGTCTGGAAGAGTGTCACACCCATAACATCATCGAACACTCTGATTGTGTCAGAAGCATCCATATTTCTACGTCCAGCTTCGAGGAAGCAGTTCAGAATAGGCTCAACAAAGGTTCTTTCAAGATGCTGAGTCTTATTCTGGAAGATACGGCCTGAAGCATTCTGGAGAGTATTAACTTCAAATGCTGTCTTTTCACCCGGAGTACGGATACCCATAGCTTGCTTAGGAGCACCAGCCATTTCTTCCATACGCTGTTCCAAGACATTGATCTGGAGGTCAGCATTAAGAGCAGTAGGATCAGGGGCCAAGTAGCCCACATCACCTTCATCACCCAAGTAGATACGCGAACCGGGCTGGAAGTCGAAGTCTTCAACATCACCCTTGATCTTCAAGATTGGGAAAGCAATCTGGTCAAATACGTCAGCCTTGAGGTTCTCAAGATGGTCAATACGATACTGCATACCAACCAAGTTATCCAACGGACCCATAGCATACAGGTTGTCAGGACGCTCTCTCCAACCAGCATGGAAGATCGGAGACTTGCCAAGCCAAGAAGGATTAGCCACATTCTTGAGAACAAAGGTTCTATCCACAATTGTGATGATACGGTTCTTATGGAACTGATCATTCTGCTTATCGTAGATGTCACCATAGAACGTCAAGATTTCGACATAATCAGACTCGTAGTAATCACGGATAGAACCAAAGCCATCAACCATGAAGCCATCGTTCTTATGCAAATCAGAATCGGAATACCCAGAAACTGCACTACGCGAACCAAGCATCTTATCAAAGACAGCTTGCATATACTCGTTCTCAGGATTAGACTCAATCATACCCTTGATTTCGCCAAGGGTAAGGATAGATCTAATTACCTTAGGAGACGAAGAGAAGTTAGCAGCAATCGGGTTAAACGCGATATCAAACGGAGAAATACGGACAAGTCTCGGGCCAACATAACCAGCAATAGCCTCTCCAGTTTCCTCAATCTCTGTATAGTTAGTCTCGTAATCAACAGTAGCAAAGCAGTTACCATAGTCGATATAGTCAAGGACAAGTTTAGACATGGTGATTTCAAAGTCAGACTGCTGAACTTTGTTATCCATATAGGCTTGGATAATCTCACGCTTGGCCTTGTTATTAGACTTCTCGTCCGAGGCTACCCACTTCATCCACTTATTCTGGGGGAACAATGTAGCCATATAGTTAGCATGGAGGTTATCACGGATCTGTGTCAGCTTAGGAATTGTGGTAGAGTTCTTCCAAGGAAGTTCAGAATTGGAAGTCTTACGTGTATCCGTGGCAAACAGATAGTTACGAAGTTCCTTCCATTCATCAATCTTGGTTGTACGTTGCTGGTTCCACAAACGCCATTTGTCTGCAATCTCAGTGGCGAGATTATCAGGCGAAAGAATAAGCTTCAGGTCAATTGTTGTACCAGCCATTATCGTTCCTTAAAAGCTCACGCCACCAAATCGGGCATGGTAAATAACATTACTTGTCTTTTTGTTGCTGCTGTTAGAAGAAGGCTTAACCGCAGTCTCAATACACGAAGACAAGGCATCCTTGATATCATCGTGAGGAGGATTGTTAGTGACCAACTCTTCTTCCAGAAGCTGACAGTTACCACCTCTGTAATGAAAGATGGACAGATTGTCATATCTGGGTTCAAGAATAGCAGCCATACGCTCTTCCTTAGTACCCGAATGCTTGGTAGGTTTATGTTCTTCAACCTTCAGCATCAGACCATTAGGCTTGATATACGACTCTTTGAGTTCCTTAACGATAGCTGCCTGAGCAGCAGTCACTTCAGCCCTAAGTTTTCTGAAGTCCCACCTGTTCAACAAGTCCATCAGGTGAGCAAAGTACTCTGAAATCTTGTCTGTCTTGAAACGGTCAATATCAAGGACGTAGACGTTATTCTCGAAATCAACACCGATAACTACGATTGCTGTCCAGTCGGCACTCTTTCTAGTCGAGTACGCAAAGTCGATAGCAGCAAATACATTTAACTTTCTATCCCTATAATACCATGAACCATTGGTGTTTGTCAAGTGTTCTTTTTGATAATATTGGAATTTATCGTAGTCAACGGGTCTAGTGTCAGGATCGGAAGGATCATTATAGTACTGTGCTCTGAACTGCGTCTTGTCGAGGTACTGCGCTCGTTTCTTTGCCAGAACCTGTCGGTCAAAGCCAAAGAACTTACCATCGGCTCTACGCTGTCTGGCCCAGAGGAACTGACCTGTCCCATCTCCAGCGTCCTCAACGGCACGCTCAAAGATCTCGTAGATAGGCTCTGATCCAACGATTTCCCCGTCATCATCATAGATATCCTCTGCCATTTCAAGGAGTTCAGAGTATAGATCTTTAGGATGGTATCTGGTTCCGACTACCCATTCACGCGCGTCTGCACCTTCGATTGAGGACAGGAGCGAGTATTGGCTCTTGACCTTCTCACGGCCTTCACCCGTGTAGGCGTTCTCGTAAACCACAATATCGTCCAGTACAGCGATATCGCAGTGCAACCCAGTGAGAGAAGTTGTAAGGCCACCTGTAAACACTGTTGGATCACGGACACCTTCCTCCTTACGTTTGGGATGATCGACAGAGATTTCTGTCATCGTCCACTTTTCACGCTTCCCTTCATCCTCGTGTACCATATCAGGCCAATAACGCTTATAGACCGGAGAGGTAAGGATATTCTTGATGAACGAAAGCTGTTTCTGAGCCAAGTTAGCCGTGGCAGAAATGTACAAGACTCTGATGGTAGGATCTCTGGTAATCTCCCAAGCCACTCTGTAGGCAATCATGGCAGATTTACCATGATCACGAGGCAAGAGTGTAAGCTGGTGAGACTTAGCAGCCTCCCTATTCCACCAATGACACAGTTCCTCGTGCACAGAACCGAGTACACGGCCCGGAGAAACAAGTCTGATAAATGTTACGAGGTCAGTCTCTGCTGCCTCACGAATTTCTTCAATGGTTGCCATGTTAGTTAAGGTTCAGGCCAATACGTTCAGCATCATCAAGAAAGATCTTGTTAGCCTCGGCTTCTTTCTTAAGTTCAGCCTTAACTTCTTCCTTAGAGGGTCTACCACGCTTTCCACCCTTGTCGATATATTGGTTATCCGCCAGATATTTCATGGCTTGGAAACTCAGGTTCTCGTCAATAGTAGCAGCCTTGATGATAGAACGCATACCCTTAGCCTTGAGCTTCAGGTTCAGTTCCTTACGCCACTGGTCAATATGTTCCTTGAACCAAGAAGACTTGCACAGGGTTTCCCAATGTATGAACGAGCCAAGAGTTGCAATAGCAAAATCGTACTCAGTCACATCTTCCATCTCAAGATAGATCTTCTTCATAGAGCGATAGGTCTTACCGTCATGTGCCAGATGATCTCTTTCCTTCAGTGTCCACTCAGGCTCCATCTCAATTCTATACTCGGGTAGAGTAGTCTCGAAAAATAGAGCTTTTGTTTGCAGTCTAGCCATTAGTACTTTCCTTTGTTTCCACGGTCTGCGGATTTAGGACCAAGTTTCTTCTGTCCTCTAAGATGCTTTGACTTAGTTCTACGTCTGCTCTTGGTCTTAACAAACGAGATCTTTTCTTTATCAAACTTAACCTTAGCCATTACGCTTCATTCCTAGAAAAAATACCAAACAACTTCTTTGTAATCTTCTGTGTCTTTGTGGGGATTGAGACTTCCTTAGGCCACCTAGCCCCAAGGAATCTGTCCTTGCTTATACGAGAAATACACACACTATCAGACTGATTCCCACCAAGAATGTTGTAAGCCACAGAATCTTCAGAATCGTAGAAGCCCACATGACCACCACCTTCTCTTCCAAATACCATTACGGCACCATACTGAGGTTGACACTCCACACCCCAGTTAAGCCACTCACGAGCAGACAGGCTCTGTTGTGAGAAAGACAAACCAGTCTTGTTCATGCAATGCGCCACGAACAGGCCACACCAAGGGATCTCGTCCTTGGTATAATACTGCCCAATCCAGCCACCCAGACCCTTGGCCCAGCCAATGATCATGGCATTATTAGCCGTACCGGGGAACTCTTTTGTTCCAGCCAGAGACTTAGCAACGTCCATCCAAGGATACATATCAGAACTTCCAATCAATAAATTTAGCCAAGATAGCACCGATAGTGGCACAGGCAGAGCCAACCATCAGAAGCATCATAAGGCCACCATCAGCTTTATCTAGCTTGGCCCTAATCGCTTTGATGTCGCCCTTGAGTTCAAGCATATCTGCCTCAAGTTTTTCTACCTGAACTTCCAATCTTGCCACCGCTACCTCGACTTGATCCATCTCACATCTCCTTGGTCTTAGGATCAACCAAGAGTGTGCAGCTACCACCCCATTCTTTTACTTCACCAGACTTAACCTTTTCATCCATGAACTTACTAACTTCTTCTTGAGAAGGGCATTCAGGTATAAGCACATGGTTAATTCTAAATGAACCATCATTCATAATCATGGCAAGGATAAAGATGTATGCTGTCACTTTGTTTTACCCTTCCATTTATCAAAGCTTCTAAGAGCACCCATACCCAACATACCCATAGTCAGTTCCATCAGGATACCGTGATCAATCTCGGGCAAGGGAGTTGTCACACCAGAAACATACATAAACCAAGACAGGAGCGGATGGAGCAAGAATGTCCAAGCAAATCCGGCAGCACATACCCAACCAATAGCCGGACGCCAACCAGCCACGAAGATAGACTGGTGTGCAGCCTCAACCTTGTTAGTCTCAGACTGACCCCTACTTTCCTCAACCATAGCGTTGAGCAGAGCAGACTTCATCTCAAGTTCTGCTTTTGCTTTCTCAGCAGGGTTAGGAATAAAGCCAAGAAGCTTCTCACCAAGGCTAAGTGCTGTGCTGATCGGGTCCATTATATCACCACAAAGATTTGAGTTCCAGATTTCTGGTAGTGGAAGTAAGCATATTTGCCAAGTACGGTAATATCATTAGTATTGGCTGTGGATTGGAACGAATCACTCTGAAATGAGTCAGTTTGAAATACCCTGTCTCCACTAGCGTAAGCCGTTTTAAGAGTGTATACTTTAGAAAGTGTAGCGGATTGACCTGTGACAGGGTAAAAACCGGGGGCGAACGGTTCAATATGGGTCTGTTTAAGAGCAGCAACCTGACCAGACAGGGTATATGTCGAAGCCCCTGCTTGCAGAGTTTTACCAAGTGAATAACCAGCATTTTGTCCAGTTAGAGTATACGAACCAGAAGTTGCTGTAAATATAATAGATTTATAAAGTAGAGCAGCCTGACCTGTGATAGAGTAAGTTCCAGCAAATCCATTTAGTTTACCACCAACTTTAAGGACTGTGGCATTACCAGCAATAGTATACGATCCAGCACTTGCTGTCAGAGTGGTTACAACGTCACCAACCTGAAAAGCATTAGTCTGTACAGAAAATGGTTGGAATGTTGTATCAACCATTTTTATTTATTAAACAGGCTTAGTGGGCCAAACAGGATCAAAAGGATCTGTGGTATTAGAGGGAAGATCCCTAAGAACCTGACGGTATGTGGCCCAAGCTGTCTTATCTACAGGAGCATCAGCAACCTGTGTCCAATCAGAAGAGGACAAGAGTTTATCACGTTCTGTGCGAAGTCTTTCCCAAGCATTGGTCAGCCACTCTGCCTTAAGATCTTCAGGAGCATTAACGATACTCCATGTCTGCTTCCAGACACCATCTTTCAAAGTAGGATAAACTTCTACAACTTGCTTGGTATAATCAACTACCGGAGGAACAGTAGTCCACACAGAAGCTACTCCAAAATCACTCAAGTCTACACCTACCAAGTTCATTGGAAATGATGTATTAGGATGATCTTTTTCAAGCATTTCGCGGTAATAAGGATATTCTACTACCGTAGTTCCATTAAACTTTACAAGCATATTCATCTCCAAGTAACCATAGCTTTTCTTGTACTCGTACCACTTGTGTATGTTCCAGTATAGGAACTAGCAAACGGTGAAGCAAAATAGTCATATACCCAGTAAAAATTACCTGAACCATTTGCAGAGCCAGAAGATATTTTAGTATCAGACCCAGACCAAGATGTGGTGAAAGAAGTACTATTTGCTGCGTTTGTGGCAAGAAATACACCAATGCCACCTTTCGGTACATCTATTGTTTTTGAACTACCTGCTATATCCTGTTGAGCAGTAGAATAAGGTGTCATAGACTGACCGGGAACAATAGCAAAACAGTCGATGTAACAGCGAGAGGTACTGGCTGTATGTGTTACAACAACAGTTCCTGTAGTTCCTGTAGGCACATTAGCATAAGCAAGAAAACAAGCTGTAGTTCCTATAAGAGTCGCAGTTGTACCAGCAATAGTTACTGAAGATACAGTAGCCTGTGTCTGAACTACAACAACTACCATACGATTGGTATTTGCCGTACCAAGACCTACGTTATTAAAAGTATAGGTAGTCAGGTTATTAGTAGACTGAGCAGAGCCAGCAACTTCAATTGTTGCATCAGGGTAAGTCACATTATTAGGACTTGCCTTAGTAGACAAGGAGAACATTAGAAGTTGCTCCCGAAAGCCACACCATATGTGTTAGTACCGTCTTGGAAGAAGGTAAAGATATCAATCTTATTAAGAACTGATGTAGCTGTAGGGGCAGAACCACCGGGCCACTTAATTGTTGTACCACCAGCCCAAGTCAGTGTATGGGCACCACCATACGCAATAGCAATCACAAACGACTTACCAGACGAGGAAGCCGGGAGAGTGACTGTAGTATTAGCGTTGGTCGTAAGCTTCTGAATTGTACCGTTAGCTAAGCTGATCGTAAATGCAGAGCCAGCAGCCGGGGCATACACAGTTTCAGTGTAGTTCGTAACAGTCGGGGTATTCAGAGTAGGTGTGTTAACCGTAGGGCTTGTAAGGGTCTTGTTGGTCAGAGTCTGAGTATCTGTAGTACCAACAATATCCCCTGTGGGCATAATCTTAGTAGTAGAAATGGTCTTTGTACCCGCATCCAGAGTCAGGCCAGAACCTACAGTAATTTCTTCAGCAGCACCTGTAGAGGCTGTAGCACGGCCCAAGAGTCTAGAAGCAGCCAGAGTCAGATCGTGTTCATCGTTCCAATTAGACGGCCTGACAACAGTTGTATCAGCACCGTCTGTC